CCACCAATTGTCACTATTCAAAATGATCCAGAAGTCAAGAACTATGTTGAATTAGTTGCCGGAGTTGCAACAGCAACAGCCGTTTCTGTTGTTAATACAAATGGAGAATTAGCAGGTATTCGTTATACAAATGCTGGTGCAAAGTATGTACTAACTCCAACTATCACTATTGAATCACCAGATACAGGAGAAGTGGAAGAAAACTATCAATTCAAAGAAATTGTAAGAGGAGTTTCTACTGGAACTACTGCTATTGTTTCTGATTGGGATAGTGATACTAGAGTTCTTGAAGTGACTAAACTCAGCGAACCTGGATTTACTATTGGTGAGTTTGTTGTGGGAATTGGAACAACATTAAATGGTTCAAATGCTAAATATCGATTAAATGCAATATCAGATCAAGACGAGGTTGATACTTTTGCAGATAATGACACATTTGAATCTCAGGCAGATTTAATTTTAGATTTCACAGAATCTAATCCATTCGGAGAGTACTAATGCTAGGAACATATTATTATCACGAAATTATAAGAAAGACGATTATATCTTTCGGAACTTTGTTTAATACAATTGATATTAAGCATAAGGATCAGACTGGAAAAAATTATTCTACAGTTAGAATTCCTGTTGCTTATGGTCCTGCAGAAAAGTTCTTAGCAAGATTAGAGCAAAAACCAGATATAAGAAAAAGAGTGGCAATCACTTTGCCAAGAATTGCATTTGAACTATCATCAATTACATATGATAACTCTAGAAAGGTTTCTACAATGCAGACCTTTAAAGCAGTTACCAAAGATGGAAGTAAAGCAGCAAGAAAAGTCTTTATGCCAGTCCCTTACAATCTGGGATTTAGACTTTCCATTATGTCACAGTACAATGAAGATGCTCTACAGATATTAGAGCAAATTCTTCCATACTTTCAACCATCTTTTAATATCACAGTTGATTTAGTTGCTGCGATTGGAGAAAAGAGAGATATCCCTATGGTTCTGGATAATATATCTTTCGATGATAATTACACTTCAGGATATGATGAGAAAAGAGTTATCATTCACACATTAGACTTTACCGCTAAGACATACCTGTTCGGTCCTGTTGCAGATAGTAGTGAAGGTCTTATCAAGAGAGTTCAAGTGGACTATTCAACTAATACAAACAGAAAAGATACAACCAGATCTCTTAGGTACGTTGCAACACCTAGAGCACTTAAGGATTACAATGATGACAACACAACCACACTTGCAGAGGATATAACTGATACCAAGACCATGTTTACTGTATCCAATGCTTCTAGTTTGGTTGCGGACAGTTATATTGCAATTGGTGGTGAATTAATGTACATTAGAGAAATTAGTAATGAAACACTTACTGTCAATAGAGGAGTTGATGGTACTAGAACAGATGCTCATCTTTTAGGAGCGTCTGTTGATGTTGTAAATAATGATGACAATGCACTGGTTGAAGTTGGTGATGACTTCGGATTCAGCGAAGAAAGATTTGACTTTGCTGATGGTAGAACGTTTAGTCCTAGTAAAGGTATTGACTTATGAATGAACAATTCGATAAAATAAATGATTCGTTGGACATTGAAGTTCAAGCAGGAGAAATAGTAAAAGAGACTAAACAAAAACTCAGAGATATTAACAAGAAAGATGACCCTACAGCGGATTATGAGTATACCCGTGGCAATTTGTATTCTTTGATTGAAAAAGGTCAGGAAGCAATCAACGGTATTCTTGAACTAGCACAAGAAGGACAGCAACCTAGATCATACGAAGTTGTTGGTCAACTTATCAAAAGTGTTGGAGATGTATCAGATAAGTTGATTGACTTGCAGCAAAAGATGAAGGATCTAAATAAAGAAGATGCTAAATCATCTCCTACTACTGTAAACAATGCGTTGTTCGTTGGTTCAACAGCAGAGTTACAAAAATTATTAAAAGACGGATTCAAGCAAGAATAATGCCAGCAGTATCCAAAGCACAGCAAAGATTCATGGGTATGGTTTATGCCGCTAAGAAAGGTGAGATGAAAAATCCATCACCGGAGGTTGCTGATGCTGCTGCCTCTATGAAGAAAAAAGATGCAAAAGATTTTGCTTCAACTAAGCATAAAGGATTGCCTGAAAAGAAAGAAGTTAAAGAAGAAGATAACTATAGTCAAAAAAAGAAAGAGTTGAAAAAAACTGCACCACCAAGAAATAAAAGATTTAAAGAACTTCACTCTGGTACTAATACTGCAGGAAATACTGACGTTAATGAAATGAAAGGATACGGAGAAGAAAGATTCTGTGAACTTTGTGGTAAGAAAGAATATCGTGAAGAGTGTAGTTATGGTCCCAAAATGTGGGATATGTTTACAGTAAAAAACTTCAGTAAATCTGTTGTAGTTCCAGGAAAAGCAACATACGAACAAACTATGACTAATCATTCCAACTGGAGAAAAGAAATTTCTGAAGGTTCACTTCATAAGTGGTTCAAAGGATCTAAGTCCAAAGATGGTAAGGGTGGTTGGGTTAATGTAGTTACAGGTGGAACTTGTGCTAGTGATGAACCAGGAGAAGGTACACCTAAGTGTGTATCATCTTCAAAGAGAGCAAGTATGAGTAAGTCAGAAAGACTGTCTGCTGCTCGTCGTAAAAAGAAAGCAGATCCAGGACAACAGCAAAAAACTGGTGCAGCGAAACCAACTTATGTTGCAACAGATAAGAAAAAGAAAAAAGATGTAAACGAAACGTATCTGCGAATACAGGAAAGAGGAAAGACTTATACTATAGTCTTAAACTGGAGAGGTAAGACTATTACAACCCAAATGTTCTTCGCTAACTTTAATAGACCAGCGAAAGAGGAAGTAGTTAAAGAAATTAGGAAGATTTATCCTAATGCTATGGTTCTTTACTATAATCCTGTCAGGAGGGATCCAACTCTACCTCTGTTGTTTGCAGGAGAACCCAATGAATCCAGATGACATTCAGTTGCAAAATTTGAATAAGAGTTTTGAATATACAAAACTTGCTAGAGAAATTGATACATGCAACGATACGGATGAACTTAAAAACATAGCAAAGTGCTATGTCAAACTTTACTTAAGAACACAAGAAACAGTAGCGTCTATAGGAAATATTTGAATTATGTCTGACAATATCTATTTGGGGAATCCTAACCTTAAAAAGGCAAATACCCCAATTGAATTTACACAAGATCAGATTGCCGAATTTATTAAATGTAAGCAAGATCCTGTCTACTTTGCAAAGAAGTACGTTAAGATTGTGAGTTTGGATGAAGGTCTTGTGCCATTTATTCCATATGACTTCCAAGAAAAACTCATCAATAACTTTCATGAAAACAGATTCAATATCTGTAAGATGCCACGTCAGACTGGTAAATCTACAACATGCGTATCATACCTTTTGCATTACGCTGTTTTCAATGATAGTGTCAACATTGGTATCCTAGCAAACAAAGCGGCAACTGCCCGAGAACTACTTGGTAGGTTACAGACTGCTTACGAAAACTTGCCAAAATGGATGCAACAAGGTATCATAGCATGGAACAAGGGATCTCTGGAGTTAGAAAATGGCAGTAAAATTTTGGCAGCATCTACATCTGCATCTGCTGTCCGAGGTATGTCATTTAACATCCTCTTTCTCGACGAGTTCGCGTTCGTCCCGAATCACGTTGCTGACTCGTTCTTTGCCTCTGTTTATCCTACTATTACTTCTGGTAAAAGCACGAAGGTAATCATCGTTTCTACTCCACACGGTATGAATCACTTCTACCGTCTGTGGCATGACGCAGAAAAAGGAAAGAACGAATATATTCCAACTGATGTTCACTGGTCCGAAGTTCCAGGTAGAGATGCAAAGTGGAAAGCAACCACGATTGCCAATACATCAGAACAACAGTTCAAGATTGAGTTCGAGTGTGAATTCCTTGGATCTATTGATACTCTGATATCTCCCTCTAAATTAAGAGCATTGGTATATGAAAATCCAATGACTAGAAATGCTGGATTGGATTTATATGAGAATCCAGTCCCAGGTCACGATTATATTTGTACTGTTGACGTTGCACGAGGAGTCAGTGAAGACTACTCTGCCTTTATTGTTGTAGACATAACAGAATTTCCACATAGGGTAGTAGCGAAGTATCGAAATAATGAAATCAAACCGATGCTATTTCCTAACATCATCTATGAAGTAGTAAGAAATTATAATAATGCATTTGTTCTCTGCGAAGTAAATGATATTGGAGATCAAGTTGCATCAATTTTAAATTATGATCTAGAATATCAGAATCTATTACAGTGTTCTATGAGAGGTAGAGCAGGTCAGATTGTTGGTCAGGGATTCTCTGGCAAAAAGACACAACTTGGTGTCAAGATGAGTAAGACTGTCAAACAGGTTGGATCTCTAAACCTCAAGACAATGATTGAAGAAGACAAGGTTCTTTTTAAAGATTATGAGATTATATCTGAATTAACTACCTTTATTCAGAAGCGTAACTCATTTGAAGCAGAAGAAGGTTGTAACGAT